GGCACCTGCGTAATTCACCCTCTCGCCATGTCCGTCTCACGCGCTGCTTGGCTTTCCAGGTGCGCGGCGATGGCGACGGCCACTTCACCAACAACGGATCGGTGGTTGCGTTCGGCGACGATCTTGATCTGGTCCACAAGGTCCACCTTAACAGCGACCTGAGTGTGGGGCGATTTGCGGGGCATCTGTATCTCCAATTGCCGTTCACCATTGATACCACAAAAATCTCACATGGCAATCACCTTTCTGGTTGACGGTGGTATTACCCGGTGGCAATATCATGGCATCAACACGGAGGGTTCCATGAACGACATCTATCATTCCGACAACGTGAAGCTGACCACCACCGGCCACAACCCGCTGAATGGCGGCGCGGCGATCTCGCTGTTCTATGACGGTCAGGTAGTTCTGGCCATCCATGCAGCCAACCGCTCTCTCAGCGTCAGTCTGCACATCGACGCCGACAGCCTGCGCGCCTTTGCCAAGCTGCTGAACGATGCGGTCGCCGCCATTAAGGTCGAGGACGCGGCTAATGTCTAACAATGACCGCCCATCTGACAGCCCGCTCGACGAGCCGGAACGTGAGCCTGCCAAGGTACTGAGCATCGGCAGCTTCTCGCCAGGTTGGGATGAAGAGCGCCGCACCCGCACCGCGCAGCAGCAGTTGCGCCACGACCTTGCAAATGCCTTTCGCTCGAACGAAGCGGCTGGCAAGTACGATGGAGATGACAAGTGAGCAACGTGCATCCCGCCTTTACCGGCATCCTGGCCAACTTCTCGACGCAGCACGACCGGCTGACACGCCTTGAGATCGAGCGCGAAAACCGGGCCGAAGATGTCTCCGACCTGAACGTCATCCGCCGCGATCTGGCGATTGCTTTCAAGTTTGCCGAGGCATCGGACGTTTCCGGCATGGACACTATCGCGCAGTCGATTGACGACGTTATCGGCGCGCTCGACGCCATCATTGAACGGGTGGACCTGATCGGTGACTGACGGCGACTGGAACGACACCATCACCCTGGTCCTGATCGGCCTGCTTATTGGCTGCGTCATCTGGGGCATCACTGGGGATCAGATATGAATTTCCGCCAACCAGTCTGCATCACCCGCGACGGCCTGCCGGTGTTCGGCGTCATCGTTGGTCGCTGCTTTCACCACGGCGAGATGCACTACGATGTGCGCGTCGGTGCCAGCACTATCCATGTGGATATGCCTGAGAAGGATGTGAAACATGCTGATTGATGGCGTGTCATACGGTCTGAGCGCCGAGGCACTTGCAGAGCGCAAGGGCTTCGTCAACGCCTCTGAATGTCCGACGATCTGCGGCGGCGATGCCGAGAAGCGGCACCGGCTGTGGATGGAAAAGACCGGACAGGCCGAGCCGGAAGATTTGTCGGATGTGCTGCCGGTGCAAATGGGCAGCTATACTGAGCCGTTTAACTGCGCGTGGTTCGAGAAGGCCACCGGCATGCAGGTAACAGACCGCCAGGGCATTTTGCGCGGCAACTGGCTGCGGGCCACGCTGGATGGCATGACCGTCTATCAGGACAAGCCCTGCGTCTGGGAAGCCAAGCACATCGGCGCGTTCTCGAAGGTCGATGACGCCGTGCAGCGGTACATGCCGCAGGTCCATGTGCAGATGCATCTGGCTGAGTGTCGGCAGGCGATCCTGTCGATCCTGCACGGAACGCAGAACTACGAGTGGGTGGTGGTCGAGTTCGATGACGCCTATTGGGCTTCGGTCCTGAAGGCGCTGGAAGATTTCCGCGACTGCGTATCATTCAACGTCCCGCCATCGGATGCGCCGGTCATCGCTGCCAAGCCGACCACGTTCAAGGTCTACGATATGACCGGCCAGAACGAATGGGCTTCGCACGCCGCCGACTGGTTGGCCAGCAAGACCGCTGCCGACAAGTTCAAGGCTGCGGACAAGGGGATTAAGGCGCTGGTGCCTGACGATGCCAGCGAAGTCACCGGACACAACATCATCGTGAAGCGTTCCAAAGCGGGCGCTCTAACCATAAAGGGTGTGAAATGAGTGAGCCAATTCCAGCCGCCGTCGCCAAGGCCATCTGCATGGTCATGGCCGATGTCCCCAAACTCGGCAAGGGCGAGAAGAACCAGCACGGCAACTACAACTTCGCCAGCATTGACGACTTCCTCGAAGCCGTGCGTCCGCTGTGCGCCAAGCATGGTCTGATCATTATTCAGGACGAGGAAGCCTTCGAGATGAAGGAAGGCTGGCTGGTGATGACGTTCCGGTTCACGCTGGCGCATTCCAGCGGCGAGACTTGGGCGCACCGGCCCACCAGGACCATCATGGTGTCTGCCAAGATGGGCAGTCAGGCTTTCGGTGCCGCGCAGTCCTATGCCCTCAAGCAGTACATGCGGTCGCTGTTCCAGATCGCCACTGGCGAGAAGGGCAACGACGCCGACGAGCATCCGCCTGCGGACCTGCCTGACCAGCCCAAAAAGGTCAAGACTGAGGAACCCAAGCAGTCAGCCGCCGCCAAGTTCGCGGGCCAGTGCATCAGCAAGATGGACGCGATGGAAACGCTGGACGAGATCGTCGTGTTCCTGCGGACCATCGGCCTGTACGACGAGAACGAGGGCGACTGGATCTTGGAGGACAGCACCAAGCTGGCCAAGCTGCGCGACACTGCCCCCGATGACTATGCCCGCGTTCATGCGGCTTACAATGGAAGGATGGAAGTCTGATGGAATATTCAAACGAGAACACGGGCGTCCTATTCAGGGACGAGAAACGCACCAATGACCGCGCCCCGGAATACACCGGCAAGTGGACTGACGAGAACGGCAAGGAATGGCGTCTCGCGGCGTGGGTAAAAGAGGGCAAGAACGGCAAGAAGTTCTTCAGCCTGAAGGCCGAGGAACAGCGTGCCAAGCAGGGTGGTGGCGCGAACACCGGCTACAGCGGGCTGGACGATGAAATCCCATTTGGCTATGAGTGGAGGTAGGCGTGGAAATTTGGCTGCCGATCCCATCTTTGCCGGAATATATGGCGTCGTCTCTAGGGCGACTAAAAAGGATTCCGCATATGAAGCCAATGCCGCATGGCGGACTGCGCCAATATGGCGGGAAGCCTATTTGGGGTGTTTGGGTGGAGAAGCACCACCGGCACATCATTGTTTTTCAGGGGCACACAAAGAAGGTTCACCGTTTGGTTTGTGAGGCGTTTAACGGGCCTCCACCAAGTCCGGGCTTAGACTGTGAGCATATTGACGAAAACCCCCGAAACAACAGGCCGGAAAACCTTCGCTGGGCAACCAGGAAAGAAAACCTTAACCGGCCTAAACTCAAAGAATACCACCGGAAGGTCTGCCTGCAAAAAATGAATGGAGTCAGGGGGGATTCAGTATTGATAAAGAATGTAATGGCATGAGCGGCGACGACCCCCTCTGGCGGCGGGCTGAAACAGGATGGGTTCCTGCTGATGAGCAGAGCCAGGAGTTGTTCAGTTCGTTTGCCGTGGGGGACGTTTGCCGGTTCAAACCGCGCAAGGTGCGGAACCCGGCGTTTCTGCGGAAGTTCTTTGCCCTGGTCCGGGTTTGCGTGGACAGCACCGATGGATGGACTGTGGATAGCCTGCGAAAATATCTTGCCATCGAAACAGGCCACTTTACGCCTTACACGTTCCCCGCGCGTCCGGGCATCGTACTGCGAGAAGCCGATTCGATCAGCTTCGGCAAGATGGACGCGGACACTTTTACCGCTTTTTTTAACGACGCCATCAATATCATGCTGCGCGACGTAGTTCCTCATATCAGCGAACAGGAACTGCGGGATGCCGTGGAGATGACCCTTGCGACCGCTTGACAATAGCCCGCCTTCCGCAGCATCCCGGCCCTACCTAGGCCATGCGGTTGGGGAGCATGTACTTCCTGCTCTGTATAGCACGCGTGCCTTTTATCGGTGGCCAGCCGCCCGGCGGTCGAACCACGACCATGGTAGAATGCCGTTCATATGCGCGTGTTACGACCATAGCCACATGCGGCATTTGGTCGGGTCGGAAGCCCGCTTGCGCGGTGAAGTGCCCCCAGAGCATATCCGGTTTTACGTTCAGGAACCGGCAACTGTGGCCCAGACCATTCAGGGTAGATTGCAAGCAGGGGCAGAATTATGTAAAATCGCTTGCATGGGACGTTGGGTGATCCGGGCATGGACCAACATCCTTTGCCGGTGGGCCGGAGCGCAAACTCTGGCCCACCAACTCTCATATTTTAGCACAACCCGCTCTGACATCAAGGGCTTGTGCTAATGCGCCTAAAAACCCCCAGATTCCGCAGCCGGGCTTACCTTATGCATGTGGCCTCTCTTGGCTGCTTGATTTGTGGCCGCGAAAGTCAGGCGCATCACCTAATCCATCGCGTCGGGCATGGAATGGGCCTTAAAGCCTCAGATTCTCAAGCAATCCCACTTTGCCCAGTTCACCACTCTGAGTTGCACGCCAACGGCAATGAGCAGAGATACCTGGAAAAACACGGCATCGACGGGCCAGCGGAGGCCGCGAGGTTGTTTGAAATGTGGAGCAAGCGGAATGGCTGACCAGACGGTGCGGCTGACATTTGAGGAAACGCAATACGCCCTGTTTATCGGTGCCTGCCGCAATGCCCAGAACTGGTTCCGTGGCGCGCAGGATAAGCATGGCGCTGTTCCCGAGAACGCATCAAAGCTGAACATGGACGGCGTGATTGGCGAGATTGCGCTGGCGAAATGGGGCGACCGCTACTGGAACGGCGCGCTTGGTGACTACACTGCTGGTGATGTTGGTACTTGGCAAGTGCGGTACAGCGTCAGGCCGGATGCGCGCTTGATCCTGCACCCAAGCGACAAGGATGATGCGCCGTTCTTTCTGGTTACCGGGGTGCCGCCTGTTGTCACGCTGCGAGGCTGGATCATGGGGCGCGACGGCAAACAGCAGGAGTACTGGACGGAACCGGGTGGCAACGGCAGGCCAGCGTACTTTGTCCCGCAGTCCAAGTTGAAGCCAATGCCGGATAGAGCGGCGATTTTGAAGCGTCGTGGAAAAGAAAGAGAATGACTATGCTGGCGGTGTTGGCAATGGCAATCGCCAACGCCAAGGGCCGCACGAATGGAAAACAGGAGCAATGAGATGAGCGACAAGACCAAGAAGATTCTGCAACTGATGCACGAGACGCCGAAGCACATCTGGCGGAAGGGATATATGCGCGAGAGCG